ATCCCTCGGTTAAGCACACTTGCCGGCCTTTATGCCGGTATCCCGCAGTCTCAGGTAAGCTGAATACTTGCCACGCAGGTGCAACTCCTGCCTGTTTACCGGCACCTTTGTTATGGGGCGATAGTTCAGCTGGTTAGAACGCCTGCCTATCCCGCAGCTTCATCTATCGGCGGATAGTCCATAGACATGGCCGCACCTTGCGTGCCAGGGGTGCAACTCCTCATCTGCCGCTTCCCTTTCATGCCCGCCTGCGCTATAATCCCTTTGTACATTCATCTACGCTAAAAATCTTGGTTGTCAGGCAGTCAGGCCGGTGGTTTCCCGTCACTGGCCTTTTTTATTTCCACTATCATCGTCAAGCCACCAGAGCGCCGTAACGCCCATGACTGTCAAAATCATCAGGGTTAAAGCCACCCTGTCGGGATAAGTCTGCATCCACAGGCATAAATCACTGTAACACATAAAACTCTCAAAGCCTGGAAACAAGAAAGCCCGGCTGGGAATGACCGGGCTTGGAGACATGGATATTAAGGAAAATCACTGGAAAAGTATACTGTACAGCTAATATAGCGATGTTGTCACTTAAAGTCAAGAACTATTTCATTCTTTGATGTGCATCACAGAATAGAATGGAAATGCACAAAAAAGTGTTAAAAATCTCTTGCATTCTTATTTTTCAGACTTATAATTACTGCAGACAGACAGAGAAAATAAGGAGTGCACCATGATTAACCGCTCAAACCTTTTCCGCCGCGCTCACGCGCTTGCTCATCAGATTGTATCCTCCTGCAGCAGCTACCATGCCGCCCTCGGCATGGCTCTTGCCCGCGTATGGAAGGCCATGAAGGAGGAGATGAAAAAGGCCCTTGCAGACGCTCTTGAGATCCTGCCGGGCACTAAAGTAAAGAGCGCCGAGGCTCTGCAGGATCTTAAGGCTTACGGCAAGGTCTGGGTAGGCGAGAAGCATAAGCGCCTGTATCTCAACGCGAAGGCACTCGGCCTTAAGTGCGATTACTACCACTCCGGAAATATTTCGCGCGCCTGGGTAAATGGTGAGGATATCAGCAACTGCGAGGCCCGCAGGATTCTCGGCGCCGGTGCTTACATCGACATGGTATCAGGTGAGTTTATCGATGACAGGCGCTACACCTTTCGCGATAATTTCGGCGACAAAATCAACGCGCTGATTGCAAGGGATTTTAACTAACGCGCATCACGCATGCCCCGGTGTTTCAACCTCTTTTACGAGATCTTTGTACTCAAACCTCTGACCATTGCGCTCTACAAACACACACTGGTCAGAGGTATCCTCTACATACCTGCGGAGAATAACAGAGGCGTATTTCGGATCCAGCTCCATCGTGCGGCATATACGGTTAGTCTTCTCGCAGGCCATGAGTGTGCTTCCTGAACCCCCAAAGGTATCAAGCACAATGGCATTTTCCTGAGAGGAATTTTTAATCGGGTATGAAATCAGGTCGAGCGGCTTGGAGGTGGGATGATTTTTATTGCGCTTGGGCTTGTCAAAATTCCACACAGTGGTCTGTGAGCGCCCGGCGGCTGATGACCAATAGCGCTTGCCGTTTTGCAGGAACCCGTAGAGCACCGACTCGTGCTGCCACTGGTAATCACTCCCGCCGAGCACAAGAGAGTTTTTAACCCAGATGCACACGCCGGAGAGGTGAAACCCCGCGTCGGTGAATGCCCGCTGAAAATCCATCCTTTTTAGGTCGGAGTGAAATATGTAAGCGGCGCCTCCGGCCTCCAGGTGATCTTTCATGTTACTGAATGACGTCAGGAGAAACTTATAAAAATCATCTCCCTTGATGGAGTCATTTTGAATAGTAAGACCATCAGAAGCCTTAAAAGAGACACCATAAGGGGGGTCTGTAACAATCAGGTTGGCTTTCTGATCACCCATTAGCTTCGCAACATCCTCGGCCTTTGTCGCATCTCCGCACAGAAGCTTATGACGCCCTACAGTCCATAAATCCCCGGACTGCACAAACGTCGCTTTCTCCAGGGCTGCCGAAAGATCAAAATCATCATCCGATACATCTTCCTCGTCCTTAGACAGATATTTGTCGAGGTCAGTATCATCAAACCCCAAAAGTGAAAGATCGAAATTATCGTTTTTGAGGTCTTCTAGCTCTACAGAGAGCATATCCTCATCCCAGCCGGCATTTAATGCCAGCTGGTTATCAGCGAGAATATACGCACGTTTTTGCGCCTCGGTAAGATTTTCAGCAAACACGCAGGGGATGGTTTTATACCCCTCCTCCCTGGCGGCCTGTACTCTGCCGTGACCTACCAGGATGTTGTAATCGCTGTCGATAACCGCCGGGGAAACAAACCCGAATTCCCTGATAGATGCACGAAGCTGCGCTATCTGCTGTTTTGAATGAGTACGCGCGTTACGCGCATACGGTACAAGCTTATCGACAGGAACCTGCTCAAACTTTGATGTGTCCATTGGTTTACCTCCTGGGATAAAACGGCAGGCATAATGCCCGCCTGATGAAGGCGCCGCCGGGGTATGCGGCGCATGGCCTGATATAAGGCCATTAAGCGGAAAGCCCCAAAGAATTATATTACTTCATATAGGCGTCAGGATCATAGCTTACGCCGTTTTTGCGCGCCGCCTCATCAGCCCTCCACCTCGCGGCGTCAAGAGCCGCCTGATGCGCCCTGCGGAATTTTAGCTCCCTGAGCCATGCGGCAAGCTGCCGGTGCTCCTGGGCACATTCGGTGCAGCCTAACTCGCGCGCCTTGTCCTCCGCGTGCCTGATGGCCTCATCAATTGACAGGCTCATAGTGCTCCTCCCTCAACATCGACAACATGGAGCATAACGCCCGCAATCGTGATGGTAACGTCGCACCTGCCAACACACCGCTCACCGACAAGCGCACCGTTTTTATTAAAATCCTGCCTTATGACACAGACGATATAATCCCGGCGGCCTCCGAAATACTTAGCCATTTCGCGAATTGAAAAACGCCATGCGAGATTTTGGATCTCCTGCTCCCCGTACTCCTTAGCGTACTGCCATGCTGTCTTGACGGCATCATCGTCAGGATTTATGCAATCGATAAACTCGTAAGCGGCATCGGCACGGGTTTCGACCGTCTTGTGCCGCTCGGCAGAGCAGACATCCCAGTAGGCTATCCGCCTTGTCTTTGCGTCATACAGCGCGTCATACGCGCGTATCTCATACTGCATTATTCCCCCGGTTTATTTTTAATGCTGCCTAATACCTGGCTGAAACAGCCATATTTTACAGCCTTTTCTATATCTCCTTTTGGAATTACGATTGAAGGCTCGTAAGACGGCTCATCTTTGCCCATCCGCCGCTCATAATCCTCTTTGAGCCAATGTGCGTCGGCCTCAAGGTAGCAGGCGTACTCGCTGAGCCACGCCCGTACACGTTCCTCCTCCTTGACGTTCTCGCGGATTTTTAGATAGCGCCGCACTGCGTGCATTTTGTGAAGTTTCTCACGATAAACGGGATCATCCTTAATGTTCATTGTGTCTCCTCGGCGCTGGACTCATCAGGTCTCAATGACATAGCCGATACCATCGATGTATTTCTCTTTGCCCTGCCCGCGGAATTCGTCAAGCCCCATCGCGCGGTACTCCTTCAGCTCCTCAAGCCACCCCAGGATCTCGGCAACGTCGTCCGTATTCATCGTCATGCACACGGTCGTGTCGCCCTTGTAGATCTTTCGCGTCTTCCGAAAAATCCCGATGGCGCGCTCAAGTCTCTTCATGTCATGTTCGCACTGTGCGTCAGGCTTAATCTCTCCCTGCCTGACTCTTGCTCCGTAGGTGTTCCTGAAAAGCCCGCTCATTCCCGTTGACATTACTCCTCCTTCGCGCCATATGCGCTCTGATATGCTTTGACTAGTGCTTTGTACCTGATTGCGATTTCGTCGCACTCGGCTGCGAGAGCCAGACTCTCCGCAACCTTTTGTGAAATGTCGGATTTGGTATAGCAGACAAGGCCGGGCTGAGCGCCGGAGGCTCGGGGCAGGTCTTTACAGGCACTGGTGTCTGACAGCCGGTCAGCATCGACATAGCTGTCAATAGTCCGCTTATAATCAGCCACCTGCCGCTCATAGTCTGTAACAATCGCATTCTGCGCCTCCTGCGCCTTGCGCTCCGTCTCACGTGCCTGCCGCTCCGCGGTCAGCTCGGCGGCGTGGATCTCCGCCTCACACGCCCTGCGCTCCGCCGCACTACCCTGCCACCTGCCGATGCCGTAGGCAAGGCACACGGCGGCAAGCGCGGCGGCAGCGATGTAAGCTATCAGCCTGATGTTCACACGCGCCTCCATTCCCTTCTCTTCCACTGCCGTTCCCATGAGTCAGTGCGGTAGCGTTCACGGACTCTCACTGTGTCGAAAATCGCCTCGAGCACGTCAGGGCGGCTGCTGAGGAGGCTCCTCGAACGGTTGTCGAGGCTCTCCCAGAAGCGCCGCTTGGTGACGGTGTCGAGCGGCAGAGGGCAGAACTCAGTCACTTCGTATCCTCCGCCATTGCGCTCCTATCCTGCTCAAAGTGCTCCGGGATAGCCTCGGCATGCTCAATTCCGAGAGCCTTTTCCTGCTCCGCGATGAGCCTGTCGAGGTAGTACCGCGCTTTCTTCAAATCCGCAAGCGCCGTACCCTTCCACCTCCAGCGAAAAAGATACTTGAGGCAGGTGCCCGTGAGGAAGCCCTCGTAGCCCGTGAGGCCTGTGCAGGCGCTCTCGATGGCGTCTATAGCCTCGATACTGCCGCGGTTGTAATAGTCTCTCTTTTCGATAATCATAACTGTGTTCTCGGTCTCCAGATTTTTTCAGGGCAGATGTTTGATTTTGCGGCATTCAGTTTCCTGGTTACGGTAAACGCTGCCACGGGCACAAAACGATCTTCAGGCATGGTGTATTCTGATATAAAAACGGGATTGGCCTGATGTTCACACCATGAATAAAAACCATTAAAATCAAACTCCCGGCCATATCGCTCTTTAGTGGTTTTGTAAGGCGGATCACAGTAAATAATCCCGCCCTGCTCAAATGTCAGCGCTTTATAATCTTCCGTGGTTACAGTTAAAACCGGGGGCGCGTTTACAGCGTTTATTCTGTTCAAACTTTCCAAACTCTGCAAAGTTTCAAGGTTTTTCAGGCGTTCAAATCTTTCCAGGCTTTCCAAACGCTGCAATCTTTCATCAGATTGAAGCCTTAATCCGGACGTTTTTCCTTTTCGGATTTTTTTATATATAGGCTTATCCATGACGGCGGGATCAATAGTGCCATTCATCAGCCCTGTTTTTAACGCGGTTACAATCGCGCGGCCAGCGCCTATACGCCTTTTATGCCTGTCCTGTTCCGATTCCACGGCCTTTTTCAGGGCGTCAGCCGTCTCAGGACATAATTCACGCCAGGGGCCGGTATCTTTCCAGAAAATGGCATAGTGCAGCGCGCGCTTATATGGCTCCAGGTCGCGGGCGTAACAATACCACCTCAAATTATTTCCAAAACTGAAGCAGCTAGCAACGTAAGGATCTGTTTTATACAGTCTTCGAAAATCATCCCTGGAGATCCAGCGGTCTTCATTCCTGAAACCGCCCCGGATTGCCTTTTCAAAGGCGGCCGGGATCATGCCGTTGATGTCATTTGCAACCACTCTGCTGTATTTGCCTGATAATAACGCCGCATGGGTAATGGCACATCCCCCGCAGAAGACGTCATACAGGACAGGAGCGGCAGGCAGGGCGTCTACAAGGCGCCTCGCTATGCGGTTCTTTGATCCCTGGTACGGTAATCCGTAATTCACTCTGCTCCTCTCCTTATCTCTGTCTTTTTGCCTTTGCGCTCTATCGTCAGGTAGTAGCCGCAGGAATCCATCGCAGGCTCAAGATCATATACGCTGATATGCTCATGCGGCGCCAAAAAGCCGCGCGCCCGCAGGGCGTCAGTAAGCATATCAGCGATATCAAAGATATCAAGAGTAATTTTACGGTCTTGCATACCCTTCTAACCCTCGGTTTATGCTATCTACATCACAAAGATCATAGCAACAAGCACCGCGGCGCCTGCCAGCATCGCACCCAGGAGCAGTGCCGCGATATCGGCCTGCCCGCTCTGCAGGAAAAGCCGTACTTCATCGGCGCGGCGGTTTGCAAGCCCCTGGACAAATTTATGCTCTGAATACACCCACATCTTAAAAGCGCGCGCCGCCGCCATCTTGTCGCCCTGCTTTATCTTGCGCCTTACGGTGCTGTCGAGGTAGGCATCGGAGCCGATGTTGAAGACAAGCGAGCAGAGCGCGTCAAACTCATTCTGCGTGACTAACGGCTTATCGCGCCCTGTAACAAGATCCGCATTCAGCGTACGCTCAACCCAGGCGAAATCATCGCGGATAAACTGCTCGGCCTGCTCGCGTGTAATCACGTCTCCGGGATGCACATTCTTTGTATGCCCCCAGCCGATAGTCCACACACCCTTGCTGTCCTGGTAGGCCTTAAGCCTTAAGGCCTCATGAGACTTAATAAAATCCACGCCGTTCTGACTCAGCTTCATAGTAATCCCTCACCTGAAAAGCGGGCAGTTGTTATCTTTCAGCTCTTCGATTTTAGCACGAAGCACGTGCTCCTCAGTGCCGAAGAACTCCGCAAGATGCCTGACACACATAAATTTAACTGTATGCGCGCCCAGCAGTTTGCGGTTATCAAGCCCCTGCTCACTTATTCGCATTATTAACCTCCCACACTATCCCGGCGAGCACAAAGACGACACATGGCAATGCCACGCCATTTCCCCACATCTTATATTTCGCGGCGTCAGTCGGCTCGGTCATGAGCCATTTCCGGATTTGCGATGCTGTCTTGCGCTTCCTGCCGTTGATATCGCAGTACTCGTCAAAAATGCCCTGCCATTTAGTGACCTCGGCGTCTGACGGCTCGGAGTCCGTAAGCCCGTCTGTCCACCAGTCCGGGAATCCCTGAAGCCGGGCGCACTCAACGGGCATGATCATGCGCACGCGCCAGTCGGCGTTGACGACAGGAGGAGATTTGTAGTCCGTGGCGACAAGGGTATCAGCCTGGTTGGGA